CAATGAATCTTTACAGGCGGGAGTGATAGTTCTTGAGCAATTTCTGTATTGCGGATTTCTCTTGCTTCGTCAAGGGACTTTCCTCTAACCCATTCTGTGAGTAATGATGAAGAAGCAATTGCACTGCCGCATCCGTAAGTTTTGAATTTAGCGTCTTCAATAATTCCGTCATCCGATACTCGGATTTGCAACCGCATAACGTCTCCACACGCCGGAGCTCCAACCATGCCAGTTCCGACATCTTCATCATTTTCGTCAAGCTTGCCGACATTTCGGGGATTTTCATAATGGTCTAGTACCTTGTCTGAATATGCCACATCTATTCCTTGTCACACAATAATTGTGACGCCCTTTCTTTCCAGATATTAGGAAATATACCATGAACAACGAGAACAAAAGCAACACACCAAGCAAATTTTAAGTGTTGAAAGTAACTTATGTTATTGTCTCGTAAATGGGACATCTATTCTACTCATTTGAATAGACTATTTATATTGAATTGTTTCTCGACAATGAATTCTGTTCTGGGATTATCACCAGCTAGTTCATCTCCTTGTATCATATGACCAACATTAAATTGAAAGTTCATATCCCAAGACTTTTTGTGATACTTAATTCCAATGTAAGGCATATCATAAGCTACCTCGTCTCGGTTGTCAATTGGCGTAGCTGTTGTCGGTGAGGATAGATGTTTAAATCCACCCACAAGGTACACATCATCTTCTGCATTTACAGTGTACGGTACAACTAGAAACATAATGACTAGTAGTTTATACATTTTTTTCCCTTCTTTGAATCATTTTTTTAGTTTGTTTCTTGATCTTTTTTACTGCTCGTTCTAACTGAACAGGTCCAACTCTCTGCAAGAAACTCTGCCCGAGCATGTGATCGTATTCATGCAACGCAATCCTTGCCCAGATGCCCTCAAATTCTTCGATGACATCTTCATTTTCTGCATTTTTATATGTGAGAGTACACCTCTCCGGTCTCTTGACTTTGAGCATCAGGCCGGGAGCACTCAGACATCCCTCTTCCATCGTCACAACCTCTTCGCTGTTGGATATTAATTTGGGGTTGATAATATCCCACCTATGCACACCATGTCCCATAGTGAACACACTTGCATCTAATCCAACTTGGTTGGCAGACAGACCAACACCACCAATTGAATTTTGGTAGTTCCATAATCTGTCAACAAACTCCTGTACATTATCCCAATCCTCAAACTGTTCGGGCACCTTCTTCATCAGAGGGTCGTTGAGTGGTAGTAGTTTCATATCTTTCATGACATCACCGAATAATTTTGTTTCTTCTCAAACTTAATTTGACTTCTAAATTTATCAAACAACTGGTCACCCTTGTGAGAAATGACAAAGACGTTTGCCTGATCGCCAATAGTATTTAGTAGTTGCATAACATAGTCGGTTCCGTTGTTGTCCAGTGAAGAATCAAACACTTCATCTAGAATTAACAGGTTCGTACTGGCGCTGTTCTTCATCTTAGCAATAGTTCTCCATGTGAACAACAGTGCCAAGTCTATGCGTTGTTTCTCACCCTCAGAAAAAGAAGCGTAACTAAACCTATCTCTATGTCGAGACTTAATTATTTCGTTAAACTTCTCATCCAACTCAAAATGTACAAAGAAATCCATTGACTGCAAATACTTATTGACCAGTTTATTTATTGCAGGCAAGTACTGTTTGATGATTCTAGTTTTGATACCACTGTCTTTTAAGAGGTGTGATACTGCCGTATTATAATGTTGTTGTTCACTCTTATGTGATTTAATATCATTCTTTGCAACCACATCTTTTGCCATCTCTTTTAGTTTTAATTTCTCATCACTAATGTCCGTGACATTATTTTCTGCTTCAACCAACATGTCTTTGAGTTTTGACTTATATCTTTCTTGGCCAATTATATCAGACTGTGTTGTTGATACGATATCAGAAAGTTCCTGCCAAGTTTCAAGTGTTTTAGAGACTTCTTCATATTCTTTTTCCAGACCCTTGAGAGACTTTTCTAAAACCAACCTCTCATCATGTTTACTGGAAGTCATATCATGTTTGAAGTCTTCACAAATTTCTTGTTTACATACTGGACAGTCACTATTCTCTTCGTAGAATTTTAATTCTTTTTCTGTTTTTTTGATTCCAGCGAAAAACTTTTCTCTAAAGGAATCAAGTTGTCGTTTTCTCGTTTCTGGTTCACCAAGTACTGACTTCTTTGCCGAGAGTTCCGCAAGTTGTTTCTCATTGTCCTCAATTGCGAGTGTCGTCTCATTGATGTTCTCCTTGATGTTGTCGATTTTAGTGGCTTTATCCTTCTCCAAGGTATCAATATAACCTTTTTGAACGGTGGTCTTGTGTTTGGCAAGTTGCACTTCACCCTCAATGACACGAATATCTTCTTTCAAGACGTTCATCTTTTCTTTGAGCAAAATATTCATGGTGGTGAATATTTGTATGTCGAGAATGTCTTCTATTATTTCTCGGCGAGACGCGGAAGGCAACTGCATAAAGGGAGTGAAAGAGGCGCTACCCAAGATCACAATTTGTGTAAAAGATTTGTAGTTTAGTTTGAGTATGCTTTCTTCAAGATACTTCTGGGTATCTCTGAGTGCGGCATCTTGATCTAGAAACTCATCATTGCAGTATATCTCAAAGACATTGGGTTTTATTCCGCGAATGACCTTATACTGTTTTTTGCCAACCAGAAACTCAACCTCCACCATCATCTTCTTGCCGTTGATAGAGTTGACAAGCTGTGGTTTGTTAATGTTGCGGAAAGGTTTGTTGAACAAACCGAAACACAGAGCATCTAGAACGGTGGACTTACCACTGCCGTTCTCACCCACGATCAGTGTCGTGGGGTTGCGAGTAAAATCTATTTCAGTAAAAGTGTTGCCTGTGGATAGGAAGTTCTTCCATCGCAACTTTTGAAACATTATCATACATTATTATTCCATGTGTTGTGCTTCGACATAGAGGGTTTGCACAACCGATGTCAATTTGTTTTTATCAAGGTCGGTGACCGTATTTCCGATATAGTCTCGGAGCAGAGTCATCGTATCATCTACGGCAAGTTCTACATCATCGCCAACCGCATCATCTTCAAACTCTGAGAAGTCTTCTACGATTTTTAATTCTACGCAGTTACAAGTATACAGGGAATCTACCAGTTTGTCAAACTTTAAGAAGTTCTCTTTCTTTACCACAATGAGTTTAACGCAAGAACCGACAAGATTAGAAAGGTCAAAAGAGCTGATTCCGTCCATATCGTTATAGAATAGTTTGTGAAACATCTTGTACGGATTTTTGAAGAAATCCAATTCATTGGTTTCCGTATCGTAGAGATGGAACCCCCTGTCATCGTTATAATCAGACCATGTAATTTCGTAAGGGTTGCCAAGATAAGTAATGTTGTCCCTACTACTGCGATGATGGAAGTGGCCACTGCATACCAAATCAAAATGGTCAAAGGCATCAGTATCCATTCCGTGAGGATTTGGAACACCTTTGTACATTTGGAACCCAGTAAACTCAAAGTGTCCGAAACATACTTTGGCATCTGTCTCACTAACAACATCCATAGTAGTGCTATAATTGTCGTTGCATATCCAAGGGACGAATAAAATTTTTCTTTCATCTAACGTTATCTCCGTGACTTCGGGATAGACATGGATGTTGTCATATTCCTTCAGTAACAATTCTAATGAGTTTACGTCATTGGTATTTTTATAATATGTATCATGATTGCCTGGAATCATGTGCAATGTCATACCAAGGCGTTCTGCCTGCCCAAAAAAGTATTCCTTACAAGATTTGAGTGTGTTGAAGTTTACAAACTTTCTTCTATCAAATGCATCACCCAAGTGTACAATAGTATCTATGTTATTTTCTTGCAAGAATGGAAAGAAATACTCATCATAAAATTTCTTAAAATACGCATCAAACGCAAGACTGTCCGACCTTGCACCAAAGTGCGTGTCAGTTACCAGTGCAACCTTCATGAAATAGCCCTATTCATTTTGTATGAAAATTTCTCATAGTATTCATTCTTGGACAACAACACCTCTTCGTAATTCTTTCTATACTGCTTAAGCAAAAAATCCATTGCCGTGGGGTCTTTCAATATATTTATCTTAGCCTGAAAGTCCTCAAAGTCATCAACTCTTTGCCAGTCATCGATATTGTATGTATTGTTCTCATCATAGTTCTTGTAGACAAATGGAATCATGCCAATCGCAAGTGCCTCCACATATCTTGAAGTTGTTGCAGCAGGGTCTTTCCAGTTGAAACACAATGTCGCACGGCAAGATTCTAGTCTGGGATACAACAAATTCCAATCCTTGATCCACGCAGACTGTCTCTTGATACCAGAGGGAAACCCACCAATGAGAACGGTGGAGATGTCGGGGTCTCTGTAAATCTTTCTCAATACTTTGCCGCGATCACACCCATCTTTCATTCTACCCCAATATCCAAAGTCATGATTGTATGTCCTACCAAACATTTGAGATATGGCATTGTCAAACCTTTCTCTAATGAAATGATACTTCATACCATGAATGTTGCCAGAGAAATCTATCTCATCAATCTCGGTGTAAGACTTGATTGTCTCACCTTTCAATGTGTGTTTGCGGTAGAGTTCTTCGGTGTCACCCCTATCTGATCTCAATACGATTACATGTTTACCCTTGAAGTGAGGGATGATCTTATCCATGTGAGACTGAGACTTGGCAAGGTCTTTTGGATTCATCTGCAACTCACCGTGATATCGAAACTCGCTGTCACTAGGGATCACAATTACATCTGCCCACTCAATCACTTCTGGGTCACGCGATGGTTTGCCGCCAAACGAAATGTTGTACTCTCTATATTCGTGTTGGGGATTGTCTTCCATCCAACGAACATAGTTCTCCAAGAAACTGTCCAACACAGTTTGTAATGGGCCCTCGTATCTCACATTGGATCGCAATCTGGCACATGCAATTTTCATGATAACTTCACTCGGTCTCGCAAACTAGTAGAAGAAAAGGAATGTTTCCTATTGGTATATGCAACAGGTATATTCAATTCATCACCAGTAAAACGTTTGTCTCTATAGTCCTCGCCAACAAATCTCACATCAATTTTTTTGGTGAGAAGAATATCCATCAAGCAAGTCTCGGTTGAGTATGGAATAATTTCATCTACATACTTCAACCCGTCAAGCTGGATAAACCTTTCGTATACGGACTGCACTGGTGAATTCTTATTCTGTCTATCCACACTCGGATCAATGTGCAACCCAACAATCAACCAATCACATCGACTGGCCGCTTCTTCCAACATTACTACATGTCCAGCATGTAACAAATCAAATGCACCACAAGTAAATCCAACTTTCATCGTATAATATCTATCTTATCAATTGTATTTTGGTTCCACACTTCCAACTCTTTTCTAATCCTACCATCGGACATAAGATTGTTGTGTCGTTTGGTTGCAAGTTTCTTCCACCACTTGATGACCTCTGGCAATTCAAACCTGTCAAAGTTCTCGGCTTTCTGCAATGTGTCGGTCTTACCTAGAAGAACATCCTTTGTATTGGAGTATCCATATTCCGACATATAAAATCTTTTGTTTGTTGTTACATCAGTAGATGACTTGATCGTGTCAGTAAATCTTTTGTACTCATCAGCATCATGTTCTTTCAAGGATGCCTTGACAATACCAACCATCTTGGTTTGCATTTTTAGTTTGCGACTAGACGCACCCTTGTGTATCAGTTCTTCTCCATCGTTCTTTTCAGTAAACCAATCACGCAGATGAAAGTATATGTCCTCACCCATAGTCAACAAAAACTGTGACTGCGTGTCACCCTTATATCTAAGAAAGGGTCTCATGCCATCATACATGGATGCGCCTTTGATGTTACCGTACAGAGAGGTGGTCTCAAACAAACAGAATTCTGTTTTATATTTTTTGTCCAACATGCGGCGAACCTCATGGGAACAACAGATTGCGGCCATAAGTTTACCACCAAGATAGTTGAACCCGAATGGTTGTACGGGGACAATGTTGAACCCCATGATGTCACGTTGATTAAAGATTCCAAGATCGGGAACGCCACCCAGATAATCATTTCTGGGTTTTGAGTTGATGAGGGGAGAACCCATCTTGATGAACCCAACGGCTTTGTTTGTGTTCTTCTCTTTTACCACCAGTTTTAGAGATTTGCCTGGCGCTTCATCGGGGGAGAAAGAAGCGGTCATCTCTAACATCTGGTCAAAGATTTCGTTGTTCATTTGAACAACTTCAAAGTCCATATCATCGGGTGGCGTTTCCCAATCTTGAAACATGTCGTCTTCAACAGACATACCAAAAAGGGGTGGAGGTAATGCCTTCACCCTTTCAATTTTTCTTGCACGAAAATAATCATCAATTCTTTCAAAGTTTGAGAAGTAATCAATAATTAGTTTGCTCGCGTACAGCGAGTCTTCTTTACATAGAATCATACAGCAGTCATGAATCGTGGAACAGGTCGTTTTGTCCACTTAGAAAAATGAGCTTTGTATTTACGATAATACAATTGATATGCCTCAACAAAGTCATCACGTTTGACATCATCTGGCATTGCTTGCGGCAAAATTGTGATACCACCCGGCCGAATATTCTCCGGTGGTTTTTCTAGAACTTTGTGGAGTTTGACCCAAGAGGCATGATGTTTGCCATAACGATAGGTATACTCTTTGGCAAGTTCTGACCATAGAGTGTACATCCACATGTAATTTTCATGAGTGGCACGAACCCAGATATTAGTCGGATGATTGATATGAGATGCCTTGTATAGAGTTTGTTCTACAACATCATCATCCATACGCCATCGTTTGATGTTCCTACCATTGGCAGTCTTATCAAGGTATTGAGTACCATCAAGCACACGGTGAGCCGTGGACATCATTTGCGGATATTCAATATTCATTTTGACAACGTGTTTGTCATTGTGCAAACGTGCAGCAACGATAGGATTCTTGTCAAGTCCAAATGCGTTCATAATATATACCCCCTAGTATTTGTTACCATTATACTTGGTTGTAGGTCAGATGTCAAGACTCTTTTAGTGCTTCAATTTTCTCTTTGGCTAAGTCCATTGCTTCCTTGTCATTGAAGTACTTTGGTCTACGTTTTGGTTGACTCTTTGCGGTCTCCGCAAACTTCTCATTTGCTTTATCAGACTCTTCAATCTGTCTCTTCATGTACTCAAGAAATTCATTGGAACCACTATCTCCGCCAAGTTCATCCATCATGGCGTGAAGATCAAGACTCTGAATATACTTGTTCTTCGTATCGATCTGTTTCTTTTCTTTCTGAATCCTACGCAAGAAAGCATAGTAGGTAATCTGAGTGAAGTATGCAAAGGGATTCTTGGATTTAGCGGGATCAAAGTTATTGATATAGGTAATACAGTTTTCGATGCCGTCGAGAATCATTTCCTCTCGGAAAGTATAGTTTACAAAATTAGACTTGTACGCCAAGTGATTGGCGATCTTAACAAAACACTCACCAATATAATTCGACACCCTCGGTTTGGGTTCGCCAGCTTCTTCCGCAGCCAATCGTTCTTCACGATACTCCGTCATCGCTGCCAGAAATTCTTTGTTGTTGACGTAGTGTCTGTTTTCTTTTTTGTTTGCCATAATTAAATTCCTAACATTAAAAAACTAGTATAGTACATTTTATACTAAATGTCAATGGTCAAATAATTTACCTTGACAACTGGTGTCAAAACAATTATAATCAACTTGTGGTTCAAAGGATAATTAAGCTTTAATGAAGCTGATCCTTGGGTTTACCCATCCGAGTAATTTTATCCATGATTTCATCTAACGTGGCGTCTTCATCAATTTGCGGATCGTAATCGTCCATGGCATCCATGAAATCTAAACCCTCTTTTCTATCTTCCATGTACCCCTCGGTCATCTTGTAGAATCCTTCGGTGTACTGTTCATCCAAAGAGCAGACAGTAATGATCTTACTTTGTTTAATCATGTAAGATTCTTGATCCGTGAAAGATATCCACGGCCTTAATGACAAGGCCTCATGAGTGTCAGAGATTTTGATTCTTGTTATTTCCAGAGGAATCGTGGTTTCAATATTGGTTTCGTCTTCTGATATGATACCAACAATTAGTTGCATACCATTTTCTAAACAAATAATACTAGGTTTGCATTTTACCATTAGAGTCTATCCTTATTACTTTGTATTCAAAGTTCTCTTCATTATATAATTTAATTCTCTCAAGCACATGATTCAAAGTATAGTTCTTTTTGTTCTTCCATGATAAATCATCACCAATATCAAATAAATTACAACTAGATTTGTCTTCGCCTTTCCTCAGACCCCTACCAATAGACTGTAGATTTCTTATTCGACTCTTACTTGGCGAGGCGAACACTACATTGTGTAGGTTACGAATATTTATACCAGTGGAGAACGTACCATAAGAGGCTACAATTATAGTGTCTTTTGATTGTTCTGTCAACTCGCGAATCTTTTCTCTCTGTTCGGTCTCGGTGCCACCGAAAACAAAGTACACTGGTTTGTCGGTGATAGCCTTTATCATCTTATACAGGACATCGCCGTGTTTCTCTACAAACTGGTACAATACCAGCGTATTACCCTTCTGAGAGGTCGCCAGTTTCGCCAGAATGTCATTGCGTTCTGGGTTAGACACTAGGAAGTCCATCTCTTCTTGATAAGTCATTTTAGATACAAGTTTTCTTTGTTCGTCCGTGTATCCGATTATCATACAGATAATTTTAAGTTCTGCAAGTTCTTTTTTGTCCATCAATTTTTTGGTTGTGGTCACCTTAAATACTGGGCCAAACACGCCTTCCAAGACAAGTTTGTGTGTCTTTGTACCGTCTAGTGTACCAGTAGTACCAATTCTGAAACGTGCATTAGTGCATTTGTCCATGAGTGTCATCAGTGACTTCGCCTTGAACAAGTGAGCCTCGTCACCATAGACTACATCAAACTGACTGAACCATTCTTTCGGAAACTTGTAGATAGATTGCCATGTGGAGATAACAACATCAGCGTTGTTTGATTTCTCTTTCCCACCATAAATTCTGTGACAGTGTTTTGCCACTTTGAACCCGTTGTTGGTTGAGTAGTCTCGGAAGTCACCGTACATTTGTTCTACCAGTGAGGTGGTGGGTACTACTATCAATTGTTTGCGACCTAGAGCTTGATGGTATCTAATCAGTGAGTAAATGATAAGTGACTTACCAGATGCAGTCGGTGACAACAGCAGAGTCCTACCAGAACTTATCGCCTCATGAATTGCGGCCTGTTGATAGTCTCTTGCTTCAATTTTTTTCTTTTGACTGCGGAGATTCAAGACACCACAAAACTCTGATACCTCTTCTTTAGAAATCTTTTCACCGAATGGTTCAAGATCAATCTGAATCTCATACTCTAGTTGTTTGGCAAACTTAATAAGATAGGGAATCAATCCAATATACAGTTCACACTTTTGCATATTATACAGACGAATTTTTCCGTCCCAATGTCGGTTGCGATACGAGGGCATAAACTTAGCCCCAGGCACTTCAAAGGTAAAGAAATCTGATATCTCTCTCCTTATGCCGTCATCTGCCTCCACATAAGCATGAACGTTATCTTTTTGTTTTACCCAAATCATATAAGCCCAGATTGCATTTTGGCCCACTCAACAGCAGTTTTGATGTCCCATCCTCGGCCATTCAAACTGCGGAGTACTCGGTCTAAAAAGTCTACGGTAGTTTCTAAGTAATATACTTTATCCTGTTGGCGAATCACATCTGCATCGCTGTCCAGTTGATCTCTCATGTCTGTTCGCAACACAGCATTTTTTCTCCAAGGTTCCCACCCTAGATTATCAAGTTCTTCCTTTGAGAGTTCCCCGCGATAGTAATCCGACTTAACTCTTTCAAGTCTTTTCAGATCAGCAATTGATTTGCGGAGTTGAAGTTTATTATTGGAGAGTAATGTTACATACTTTGAGTGTAATACGGGAGTTCTTGTTGACTCCCCACCCAAATCCAATTCATCAAGTTTACAATCTTCAGCCCATTCAGCCTGAAGTTCATTTAATGTTGCCATAATGTACCTATCAAGTCACAGTTTTAATATTATATATCCTATATTTAAATGACGCCGACCCAGTGAAGTATGGTGAATCACCAGCAGACTGATCGAATTCTAGTCCAGACAGCGCAGTTGGGAATGCATCTCTAAAAACAATTTCTACGTTTGGATTGTCGTTTGAGTCAAGAACAAATAGACTCGCATCACTTACCTGAGCGAGAGCCTCTCTCTTGTCCGTTCTATTTGACAGACCCGTCCTCCACTCCTGACTTGCAACATAGTCTTTATACTGTTGAGTCTTCTCTGGGGAACCAAGTCCGATCAACCAATCGTAAAGTTCTTTATAGTTTGCCATATCTTCTTGAATCAGAAATCTAATATTCAGATCACCAAATGTCAACTTGTCGCCTGGGTATGCAATGTCCTGTAGCGGGGTGGCCTGAACAGGGAACCCCATGCTAATGTCTGGAATGTTTGCACCCTGACAGAAAAATGCAACGTGGGGAATATTATGTATCTGAAACTTAAAACCAGTAGGTCTCAGATAATCTAGATCACCGTTAGCATGTGCATTGTACAACCCTGTATTGGGTGACAGTGTGGGAGTGTAAGCCATTATAGTCTCCTATGTATGACACTATTTATAAGGATTCTAAGCCAAAAAAAAGGGACTCCGTAGAGTCCCTTAAAATCGTCCCTTTAGGGATTCTTTTTATTACATCAAGTTTGAAACCTTAACAGCGCGGTAGTACTGGTTACGATCAGCAGTGAAAGTATCACCGTCAGTGTTACCAGAACCATCAACAACGTAAGGGTTAGCAATCATACCGTAACGAGTCTTGAAACCAATTTTTGGTTGGAAGGTGTCAGGGTCAATTGCGCGTACCATTTGCAGAGGTACATATGGGCAGTAGAACAGACCTGCGTCATAAGGTGAAGTACCCTTGTAACCTGCAACGTAAAACTGACTAGCAGCACCAGTGTTTGCAGAATAAGGATCAACGTAAACCTTGTAACGACCATTAAGTACACCAGCGAAAGTATTACCAGTGTCATCAACGTTTAGGTTAGTAGAAAGAGCAGGAGTGTAATCAAGTACACCAGCCATTGACAGGGCAGAAGCAACATCTGAAGAACAGATGAGGAAGTTACCCTTACCGCGACGAGTGTCTTGTGCGATTACGTTCGCATCTCTTTCGATGTTGAACAACAGACCCTTGAATCTTTCAACAGACCAGCGACCATTTGAATCTACGTCAAGGTCAAAAGTACCAGGCGTTGCAGTAGAAGCAGCACCCGTCTTAGCGACTTTGTAGATTGTACGGATCACTTCGCGGTTGATTTCAGCGAGGATTTCTTGAGACAGAATGTTTGACAACTCTGACTCAGCGTCAAGACCGTGGACTGCCTTGAGGTCTTGCGCCAATTCGACAGTGTACTCTGCCTTCAGTGCGCGTGACTTAGCAGTTACAGTGGTCTTCTCAATTGAGAACGCCATCTGGTTCAGAGTAGTACCACCGGAATCACCGAATCTCTCAGCGTCATCACGCGACACACCAGTACCCGTAGTGTAGGAACCGTCAACTGGGTTTGAACCAGCGTGAGTACCAGCACCAGAGAAGTCTGTATCAGCTTCGTTGAACAGAGCTTCATCACCTGTCTGTGAAGAGTAATGCGACTTCATCGCAAAGATAAGACCAGTAGGACCAGTCATCGGTTGAACACCAGCAACGTCATACGCCATCAAGTTAGGGAGTGCGCGACGAACCAGAGAGATCAGGATGGGATCATATGTATCAATCTCACCTGACATGTTGTTAGCGTGTACCGCTTCAGAGAAAACATTCTTCTCTTCACGGAGAGCCTTTTCTTGGTTCTCAAGAACTACGGAAGTTACTGCCTTACGATAAGGGTCAGCAATCTCTTGCAGATCGGGATGATCCAGAACAGGACTCCACTTTTTTTGGATTTCTTCAGAAAGATACATTGTAATCTCCTTTAGGGGTTTTTTTAATTGTACTAGGTTTATTTATAAAAATTTTACTTTTTAATCTGTTTTGAAATTGCCTGAGCGTACTTACTGATTGAGGATGATTCGGTCAGACCTTCGCCTTCGACGGTATCTGACATCACTTCAGCAGTATCTACACCCTGTTTGGGGAAATAGTTTTCCTTAACAACAGAAACTTTCTCAGCAAACAGTTCCGAGTCACCAAAATCTACATCAGCAAGAAGTGATGACAGTTTTTCTGATTCTGTCATTGTCAAGTCTTCAGATGCCTCACCGATAATCTTATCGCGCAACATGTCTTCTCTTTCCTTAGTCAGAGATACCTGTGTTTCGATAGACTCGTTGAGTTTTCCTTTGAGTTCTTCGATTTGTGCTTGCATTTCACCAAGTACATCGTACTTTTCTTCAGGCACTTCAATATAGTGTTCGGTGAAAACGGTTTTCAGAGACTTGATAAAGTCTTCTGTAATTTCAGTACGAATACCGCGTTCAATAGCGAGTTCGTTCTCTTTCATCCAGTTCTCAGAAACATAGTTGAGGTATGCGTCAATCTTCTCAACCATATCGTCTTGGAATTTTGCTTGAGCGGCATCAGCCTCTTCTGCAAGTTCGGCCTGGATACCTTCGATTTCGTTAGCAAGACGAGCAGTAACTACTGTCTCAAAAAGTTCAGCGGCCTTAACCTTAAAGTCTTCTGAAAGATGTTCTTCGTCTGCGAACAGACCAGCGATGTCACCTTCAAAGAGACTTTCGCCTTCGACTTCTTCTTCAGCGTCTTCAATAGACTCTTCTTCAGAAACAACTTCAACTTCTTCAGACTCTTCTACAGCTTCGTCTTCAGCGATAACTTCTTCTTCCGACTCTTCTACTTCTTCTTGATTGACGTTGCCCTTTGAAGATGACTGATTGACAACCTTGCGGGGGTCTTCGTCAGTTTCATAGTTGGGCGCATCGCCAGCACCAGAGTTAGTAAGTTCACCAGACTGACTCATTTTGTCAGCGGCAGCCTTACCAATAGAGGATGTCAACCCGCCGTGCTTGTCACCTGTACCAGACAGGTCTTGCATTTCGGGTGATGGGTTAGAAGAACCCTGAGTAGGATTTGTGGAATCGCCGGGTGTTGCATTGGGCTTAAGGTTTTCCGCAGCAGCCTTCTCTTCCAGTTCATTGACTTCTTCAGCGAGCTGCAGAGATTCTTCGATCTCCTTACCCTTCTTCAGAAAGTCTCTGATTTTACTTTCTACGCTCATGATTGTCTCCTTTGAGAATTTTTGCGTTACTGATAATTATTTATAAAAAATTATATCTTTGATAAACGATCTAGGAATGAACTGAACACTTGGAGTTTTTGCTCCTCCAGTTCACGGGAACTAGATTCTCTAATAATCGTTTGAGCAATGTCCATTTCTCTTTCGGTCCATACACCGTTTATCATCATCCATTCTTTGTTTTCCATGATACCTCTAACAAAGGCATCAGGAGCAGAAGGATCTGCCACAATATCAGCAGCAGTTGCGAGAACAAAATCATCTTGTACTTCATTGATGCCGTTCTTCTCTTTCAGTGAACCAAGGCCTCTTGATGACACACCAAGTTGTGCGCCTTCGTCCATCAAATTCTTAACAATGTTACCCATAGGAGTGTCTAGGATTTTAGCTTTACCTACCCAGTTATCACCACTTTCTTTAAGTCCGGTAATCATATGAGATACCCGATCCAGATTGAGAGTCGGTCCTTCTGGGTGACCTAATTCGCCCATCGCTCTCTTCTTGTCTATCTGTTCAGTCCGATATCTATCTACCTCTGCTCGCATAATCTCCTTGGGATAAGAACGATTATTGCGATTGGTGATATTGGATTGCAAGAAAACACCTTCGATATAAAGGTGTCTTTTTCCGTTTTTCTCTTCTGAGATATATTGAATATCTTCAGTAACTTCGGTTATTAGTTTCATTAATTACCTCCTAAAGTTCCCTGATCTTGGTGTTGTTGTGAACCAAATCCAGTAACCTTGGATAGTTCTAACCAGACAACTGCATCACCGTTTGAAATGTCAATGTCAATGTCTTGATCGTTTTCAGTGTTTTCTACCCATCCGTACCAATCGGTAAAACCAGTACCGTGGACATGCATAATATCAACACTGTTGCGAGTGATAGTTATAGCGGCGTTTTTGTCACAGTTCCAGTGTACTCTTGTTATGTTTACTGTCGGACTAGAGGCAGTCTCTCCCGACTTGACTATATCGGTGTCGATATCGATGGTTCCGCTGTCACCACCAGTGCCCGTACACCTAACAACTGCCTGCACTTGAGTCAGTTTTAAGTTAGATTTTGCGAATGCCATCTACCTATCTCCGTTAGTATTTCTTTTTGTGGTTGCCGTGAGACGCCATTTCTTGAATATCCAAGGCGTATGTCTCACACATTTCAATGCCATGTTCAAACATAACTTTATACCACCACACATCCCCGTTTGCATCAGGTTCTGCGTGTTCTCCCATGATTGGCTTACCTTCACCAAACTTAGGATGCACCACTTTTGTAGCACAAGCGTGAGTGAGTTTGGGTTCTTCAGAGCTACCCTGTTTCGGGGGAGTCTTGTCTCCCTCAGTACCAGTTTCAGTAGGATGATTCGCAGTAGGCTCTTCTTTTGAAACCTTCTCTACTGGTTTGGCCTCTTCACGAAAATCTTTAAACGTCTTCATCTGACTCTTCCTCTGATTCTTCTGGGGTTGCTTCTAAACCCATCTTTTGCATTTCTGGATCGTTGAAGATGCCTGGTACGATCTCGGACTTTCTGACCGCGAGCATATCATCGGCACGTTTGTTCATCATCGAAAAGAATTCGTCGTTTGCACCAGCAAGGTCACCATCGGCCCACTTATCCATCATTTGTCTGATAGCATCTTGGGAACCAACTTCGTCCTGTACTTCCAATTCAACGTTTTCAACTTCTTCACTCATTATTATCTCCTACTACATTATCTTCTGGTTGACCTGACCCTATTTGTTGATCTATTAAGGCAATTTCTTTGTCACTAAATCTTAAAATATTTTTCTGGACATATTCTTTGCTGAATAGTTGTCCAACATAAGGTGCAACCTGATTAAGAATTTCAACTCTACTTCTTAATACTTCTTGTTCTTTCGACTCAGTATAATAAGCATCAGATGCAAATCTATACTGAATGTCTTCTTTGATTGCAGGCCACTCTGTCTCGTTAATAACTCCTTTGAGAATTAACTGAGTCTTTAACAAATCATCAAAGACACCGGAGAACCTTCTCCTCAGTTTAGAAATGAACTTAGTAAACTTTAATTCATCTCTTGTAATCTCGGCCGACCTACCAAAATTAAGTCCAGCCTGTTGTTCTAATCTAGAGACAGGAACATTGAGTGATTGATATAGTTTCTTTTGAAAGTAAACTACGTCTTCAATCTCACCCAAGTTCTGACCACCAGGCAATGTTTGAATCTCTGTTCCTCTGCCACCCTCTTTTCGTGGTAACCAGAAGTCTTCAAGCATTGACATAAACTTTTTGTCATCTCGGATTTCTCCGGTCTCAGAATCGTACACCAACTTGTTACGATATCTGTTCATGACATCTTTAAGATATTGTTCTGCCTTTGCAGTCGGCAAGTTACCAACATCTATGTAAAATATTCTTCTTTCTGGGGAACGTGTGATACGATAAATCACCACTGAGTTCTCCATCATTCTCAGTTGGTTAGCAGGTCGAATAGCCTTGTGAAGGAAGGACAGTGGTATATTTTTATCTTGGTCAACTAGACCAGATGTACAATACGCAACCGCATCCTTACTAACCTTAATTGCTTTGTCATTAGCAACATCTGTCTTGTACAATTGATTGCTAGTGAGAGCAATACCCTTTTCATCAAAAACAAAATACTCATTTACTTCTTTGACCAGAGAAACTTGCGACTTTGCATCTTTCTCTTTTTTGATCTCTCTGACCTTGCGAATCTTTCTTGGATCAACGTAACGAATATCTTTCAAACCCTCTTTGGGTTTTTCTGTATCAATCACCTTGTGGAAGTAAATTCTTCCGTCAATATACCATCTTCTAAAATAATCTTGCGCCTTCGTATTGAAGTCCAAGATAGTCATGATGTTGTTAAACTCTTCTGCAATAGTTTTCTTTACACTTGCAGAAGCGTTTATATTATCAAGATCAAGTACTACTGGTTTTTCATCGTCAAGATTTGATATAGAGTCGTTGACCACATCTTCAATAGCTGCGTCAACATCTCCCATCATAGAGATGTCCCTGTATCTTTTAATTAGCTGGCTTTCATTATTAGCAGTACCTTCGATATCAAAGTATGTACCGTAGTATCCACCAGCTCTAATAGCTTCGAGCGACCCATCATCAGAAGGAGGTACAAAAGATTTCTCCCCCTTAGATGGTTTGGATCGCTCTATGCTATACCCAAATAATTCCATAATTTATCCTAGATTAACGGTTAAAACTTAATCAATATCGTAGTGTGAATACTGCCAAGTCACCGTAAATTCTTCAAAAATATCATTCTGTGCATAGTTCAATGCGATTTCTGACATCTGGATAGGGAAGGCATTGCGTAGTGTATAAGCACCACCAGGCAATACTGCATCGTTTCTATCCAAATGTTCAACAACGATGTCGGTCTGATAATCACGCGGTGTAAGAACACCAGTGTTTTCAGCACGATCATTCAGACCATTCATCCACTGTTCAAAGGGACTTCTGAGACTGAATTCAGAATCATTTACAACCGTAATTGTCCACGGATCAAAGATTCTTTCTCCCGCCAACTTCACCTCGCGACCCCTATACTGGATGATCGCGGGGTTTACGTTAGAAGCAGGAAGTGCGGCACCAGTTACGAGCAGACTATAAGAAGTGTCAACACCAACCACATAAGATGGAAACGCGAGTTTCACCCTAAACTGATTGGGGCGAGCACCCCCGGCGCCAAGTCTTGCCTTAAACTCTTCAATATTCATCTAACTTTTCTCCTAAGTTTGTCTGTTATTTATTCGTACTATTAAGCGCCAAGTTCTTCAAACGAGATGCCAGTTCTAGTAGCAATAAACGTCAGAGTGATGAAGTTGATTGACTTAGCAGGTTTAATGTAAATATCTGCCCTAAACTCATTAGAGTCGATAACCTGTGGCGTGTTGTTTGTTTCATTACAAACCACACGGAAGTCGTAAATACCTCTGCGTCCCTGTACGTCACGCAAGAATGGTTCTACTAGTGCAACAAACTGTGCTCTTGTAAACGCATCGTTGAATTCAAACAACTGGAATTTTGCAGCAGTTGCGATTGCCTTCTCAAGAACGATAAACAATCTGCGAACGTTAATTCTATTGAAAGCAGAAGGTTTGGCAAGCATTGTCTTATCACCAAACAGAACGATACCCGTTCCAGGCGTGTTGATAACAGGGTTTACACTCTTCTGATACAGAGTATCCCTGTCAGCCTTTCTGGGAGACCAAGCAAGTTTGATAGCATTCTTAATGATGCCGCGGTTCAAACCAGCAGGAGAGAACCAAGGATCATCACCGAGGTCAGTAATTACACAACACCCAGCAACGTCACCGTTTAGGGGTACATATGTGTATCTATCGTTGTACTTATCGTACATGTACTTCCAACCACTGTCCATGACAGCGTAAGAAGAACGAGTGTAAGAACCGTGATCTGGTTGAGAAAGAATGTCAGCAACCTCATCACCTTCGTTGTTTACAACGTTTCCTCTCTGCGGAGAAATGAATGCGAGACAGTCTTTGCGAACCTCTGCAACGTTATCAATAACGTAATCACCAACTGAAACTGGGTGTGCAGACAGTAGAATCAAAGAAACGTCAACTAATTCGTCGTTTGCAAAGAGATCGTAACCCTGTTGAAGTTGGCCAATTGATGGTGCATCATCAATACCACCCGTGAGAGAGATATTTTGATCCGCATCATCCACACCCATGCAGGCAAATGATGTTCCACCTTCTGAAGATGCGCCCCAGTTTGTTCCACTGGCTGGATTGTCCATCCACCAAACCCACTTAGAACGATCATTGATTACGTTCTTATAGTAGTTGGTAGAGTTGACATCATCTTTTGCGTCTTTTGCCTTTGATAGACCGGCAAACTTCTCAAGTATAGTACCAGCAACACCACTAATGGCACCATCTTCGTCAATAACGAGAATGTTTAATTCGTCGTTTTCTGCACCGTTGTTTAAAGCCCAAGTAGTAGTATTGGGGATACTGTCAAACTCGTCCTTGTATTCCCACTCAACTGCCATAACAGCAGTAGCAGCAACAGCACCAGTACCATCAGCGGTCACCGTGACCGTGGGGGGAGTTGAGTTAGAGTAACCAAAGCCTGGGTTTGTAACAGTGATTGAAGTAACGTTACCACCAGAGACAGTTGCGGTTGCAGTAGCTTGAATACCACCACTACCAACTGCAAACAAATCAGGTGCGGCAATTGCCACTGTTGCAGTAGTTCTGTCACCAGCAGTGTCAGAAGCATCTAGTGTAATAGTTGCGACACTTAAATTAGAAGTTGAAGTGGCATCAGCCATAACAACTTTGAGACTGTTACCAAGACCACCGGCATACTTTGATGCCCAAGGACCAACACTGTTGGTGCCCTGTGAAAATTGGTCTTGATAGTGATCTTCATTCTTAATAAGAACAGCGGTTCCTTCTGAAACGCTGTTCACGGATAGAGCACCGACTTCTCTTACTGTTAAACAATTAGACCCATATGCCAAAAATGATGCGGTGGTCATGAAATCGTAGAAAGTCGTAGTACTTGGTCTCCCAAATCTTTCTACCAAATTGTTCTCCGAATCTACGGACGTAATTTCGTGAACGGGCCCCCAAATGTAATTTCCAACAATCCCGCCGATTGTAGTAGCTACTGCTGGGACAACGTTGGTGAGGTCTCTCTCTTTGATTAGGACGCCAGGTGATAACTGGAAAGCCATGTTGTTCTCCTTCGTGTTTTTATTTTACTAAATAAATAGTGTTCCTGAGAATTATTTATAATAAATCTGTTTTCTCATTTGACCACATCCAATAGTCGCCATCAATTACTTCTGCCTCTACTCCATGCCCTGTTTCTACAAACCCGAACGGAGTCAAGTCTCTTTCGATGTACCTTATCTGTGAGTCATACAACCCTTCGCGAATATCCACATCAGTCAAGTCTTTAAAAAATTGTTGTGTAGACAACCAAGCAAACAAGACCATACACATGGCCAGATCATCATGATATCCTTCATCAGCGGAAAAAGAACCAGCCTTTTCCACAAAGGTTGACAACTCATTGATACAGTCGGCATCCCAAACTAAAAACTTAGTTTCTTCTACCAAACTTTTTAGTGCCAAACACCCCTGTCTTTTGACAGCCTTTGATGTTCTAACACCCAGAGTAGTTTGTTTTCCAAAACCAGGCGATACATATTGTTTGTTTTTTTCTTGCACTGTACTAAAGATATTCTCGTACTCTAGTTCTTGGTGCAGTATGTCAACTACCTGTTGACCAATATCATTATTTTCTATTAATACATACGCATTGTTAAAATCTTTTGCCACTCTTGCAATAAAGTCTGGATACAAGAGCGGCGAAACCTTGTTGTCTCTAAACTTTCCGACAACCTTGAAAGGCATCTCTGTAATATCAATGATAACAAAAGCAGAATAATCTCCACCGATTCCTCTCGCTGTGTCAGTTGTTATTACATAGTATTTATTTTCTTGAGGTTCTTCATAAATGTCTAACCCATCTTTCTTGTAAAGAATTTCTTTTGATGACATTACTGCCAGTGCTTTTCCACTAATAAGAGTGTTTGTTGATCCCAAGAATTCACATAAAACTTCCTGATTATACTTTACTTCACCGAGAAGTTTAAATTGTTCTTCTGCCCACTTCTCATCACGGCCAGGAATCTCCGTGTAGTGGATGAACATATTCTCAAACCCATTAGTACCCTTCTCCGATTCATTCCAGAATTTCCAGAAGTGGTTGTATCCCAATGGTGTTGATGTCAAAAGAATCTTTGTTGTCTCACCAGCAGAAATGGTTGGATATACAGAAGCAAAGAACTCATCCGCAATGTTGTTTGGGATGATCGCAGCCTCATCAATGTACAACCAGTTTACCGACTTACCACGAATACCAGATGTTGTGGTTGCAGATGTGAAAACTCTTGATCCATTTTCTAAATCAACGTCACCCTTGTTCCAAGTCTTTACACCCTGTTGCATCCAAATAGGCAGGTTCTCATACATGATTTGATAACGAGACAACACCTCTCTGGCAGCTGCGGTCTTGTTCGCCATGATCGCAACGTTCTTATTATCTTGAAAAATAGTATAGTGCAGAATACATGCGGCCGAGGTGATTGTTTTTCCTTGTTGTCTGCCCTCCATCAAGATTGTTTTACGATTGTTCATAATAAAATCTACTTTCACTTTCTGACAATCATATAGTTTAAATGGTTGCAAACCTTTATCAAGAGTTACAATCTTACAATAATTTTCAATGAAGTAAATGGGGTCTTCAGAACACCGGACAAATTCTTCCAGTTGTTCTTTGGTGAAATCGTGTTGGTATCCAACTGCTTTTAGATTTGGATTGCCGTGGTATGAGGTTTCAATCTGGTTCATGGTCTATGACGGTCCCATCTTTTTCATCACGAATAGCTTTAAGAATATCACTTGTAGTACCGGCAAAAACGATATTGTTCTGTGTTTCAATTTTTGGTTTATTATCGACACCAGACTTAACATCAATCCTATGTTTCTTTTCTTGGACATCCATCATGTCTTTTGCCTGTTCGCCCATCGTCTTGATTATCTGACCGGCGACCTCGTAGGCTCGGGGGTTGTCGCTATTCATTGCAACATTCAAAATACCTTCTGCGGCTTGTTCACTGTAAGACATGGCCTTTTCCATAGCCTGTCTTGCCTTTTGAAAGTCTGCATCAACATCGTTATTATCTGTCACGGCTGGGGAGTTCACCTTAGTCGTTTCAGTTGATACGGTTTGAAATGTTTTATCAAGAGCATCGAATACTTTGTTTCTGCTCATCACATCACCTATTCATATACTTGTTCAAATTCATCAATAAACCTATAAGGTTCATGCTTGTAAGGGTTGTCATTGTACTCCGGTGGTTCTTCAAAGGTGACTGTTGGAGCAGTCACATAACCAGAACCTACATCATCGATTACGATTTTTGTAACAACGCCATTGGTAATTTCTGCATGAGCCCTAGCGTTGCCATCTACAGTTATATTGGGTGGGTTACTAGAATATCCCTCTCCACCATATGTGAGAGTAATAGAATCGACAGAACCTCCGCTTATCGTTGCAGTTGCGGTTGGAATAGTGGTTGCAATCTCAAGTTGTCTCTTAATATGGGGTCCATCCATTGACTCATTCTCAAAAACTTTTGCAATAGCTTTCTTAATAAATCCTTGATTATCGACAACGCCATAGTAATTTAACTTCATTGTGAAATTCAATGACCAAATGATACTTTGTCTCGCGGCAAAATCACCCTCATACTCATCTTCAAATCCGATGCTGTCCAATGTTATTTTGATGTCGCGTTTGATACCCATAGATGGAAGATCATTTACCGTGACATTAAAATCGGGATTGAAGTATGGTAAAATCTGTTCTACGATCTGCAAACCGTCTTCTTGATTCTTTGCAAAGATATAAAGACCAACTTGCATATCGTATGGAGTTGATACAAAAGTTTTTCTGAATGTATTGGCGTCATCTCCAGTACCGACAGAAATGTTTTTCTGAATCGGTGATAATTTTCTGAGAGGGTCAAAGTTAAAACCAAGAATCTCAAACCCCATTCTAGGCAATGTAATTGCAACCTCGCCTCTAGTAGTGGTGTCTGGGACTTGCGCTATACGAGATAAAAACTTTTGTTTTGGGGAGTATGCTAGTGGTACACGAACACTCTGGGCTACTTCTCCGGCAGAATTCACTCTATTGATCTGAATGTTATTGAAGATTGTACCAAAAGCTACGATTGCTTTTTTTGTATGTTGATTATAAAATTGTTGATTCTTAAACATCAGATTTCCCCAAAGGGATTGACTTCACTAAAGTCAAGTATTCCCTCTTGTTCTTGGAACACATCCAGATCGTCATTGTCACTGTTGATGAGACCTCTTTGTGCAGTGAAGTCCTCCAAGATAAGACATCCATCGTCCTCTTGCAACAATAGATCGCCACTCTCTGTCTGAAATTGGAATCTCAATGCATCAAGACTGAAGTCAGAAACAACACCGTCAAGATCATCAAGACCAGTATCGAAACTTTCTGAAGAGTACTCAAAGAGTTCGCATTGCAATTTAAAGACGTAAATCTTTCCTAGTTGATAGAAGGGGTTTTGAAACTCTACAAACTTTATTTCAAAGATAGAACCCGTCTTTTCAAAATACAACAGATCACCTTCGGCCGGTCGAGCATCCAACTGAAACTGGCCACCAGTACTATCAACCATCTGTTCCCATCTTCTCTTTGATAGGATGAAGTTTGCCGAGTCTCTTATCTCAATACCAAATTTGGAAAAAAGATCACCCTCTCCCTCAAAACCATCAACGTTTTCCAAATACATTTCTAGGGGATACGCTTGAGTAAACTGAGACAAAGAATCTTCGTCAAATATCGTGTCTCTGTTCACTACTGTTCTTGGGAGATAGTAAACATCATGTCCATATATTCTCAGGCTCTCAATAACCAAGTCCTCGACCAACCTTTGTTCGTTGGTCGTACCCATTGTGTTACCGGACTGAAAATAAAAGTTAGTGGGCATTAGTTACCCCACCATAAGTGTCGGGGGAAGTTCGTACTTGAGTTGCATTTCTTCTTCTATCTGTGCAATCTCCTGTATGGCTTCTTGGTATATCGTTTCTCCGTTGAGAGTTACGCCACCAGGCATTTGAATGCCTTGAAACTTTTTCATGTTCTCCCCCCACTGTCTTTTGATAAGAGCAGTGGAGTACCTCTTGAGAAACATATCATCATAAACTTCCGTAAATTGCGCTGGGTCTAGCACAGCGTATCCTTCTGCAACAATAAAGTCGCCGATATCATATGTCTCTGACAAATCAGCGTCAATGTGCAATCTATTTGTTTTTCTGTTCCATCTTATTTGTCTTTCGTTTCGGAACAGTTGTTCAAGAGTTGACAGATGAGTTTTTGTCATGGCGTAATATGTGACATCCGCCGACATCAGGTTGTACATATCGTTTAATGCAAACTGATAGTCTATATCAAATAATCCATCAGACTTAGTGCCTCCCAACAACTTTCCAAACTTAAACAACTTTGTGATGTTCAAGATGTTATTTCCTACTTCGACATAACCATTTTCAATGTCGCCCTTTGTGTAAGGTGTAGTAGAAAGTGTTGCAGTGTAACCAGAATTTCCACCAGTGATACTTTCGCTGGCTTCCCAAGTTCCCTTGGACTTCTCTACGGAGATGTTATTACCGTCCAATTCTTTTACTATAGCTGTTGTTCCAGAAGTATTCCCAGTGATGGTTTCACCGATATGAAAGTTGCTTGCCAGCGAGGCTTGAAGGTTTACTGTAGAACCTGTTAGCGCCTTCTTAAAGTAAGTTCTTTCCGAACCATCAAAGTGATAGTCTGTCCAAAATTGAAACGCATCGTCTATTCTATCGGATACTTGGTCTTCATCGACGTTGATTTCAATTACAGGAAACCCAAGTCGCCTGAGACAGTAATCAATCAGTTCTTGTCTGCTAGACAATGCCATTAGTGTCTCCTATTAAGATTGTTCGTATGCGTACAACAGTGCCTTCAACGCAGTAATTTCTTGTTGAACAAATGCGGTAGTTGCAATCTGTGTTGTATCGGTTCCCGTAGACGCGGTAGGAGCAGTCGGCGTACCAGTTAAAGCGGCAGAGGCAAAGATGGTTGCAGTATCTACCGCAATATCATCTGCGTTGACTGTGATGCCTGTTCCTGCACCAACAGCAAGAGTAACGGTTGTACTTCCAGACTCAGTAAGACCAGCACCACCAACAACGTCTTCAAGAGTTACTTCTGAATGTTTTGCTAGACGAATACCACCCGCCGTACTACCATCGTGTACTCTGATGGTATCAAGGGTGGTATCAAATGTTACTTCCCCAGCAGCTCCAGTAAAACTGTTGTGTTCAGTAGTGGTGCCCCGTCTAAGTTGTAGTTTAGTAGGCATATTCTATCTCTTTATAAAGATTCAATTTACTACCTATTTATAATTATGCGGGTTTGGTGGGCCAAGTGACCGACATTGGAAACCCAGACTGTTCTGGAATGTCTCGTAATGCTTGGCGGTAATCTAACCAGGCCTGAGAAGGAGAGTCTGTATCAGAAAACATCATCCAATCAGTTTCTCTCAATAGATAGTTTCTTTCCTGTCTAACCATCTCTTCTTGTGTAGGGTCATCAAACCCAGGCGGAGGAGGGGGAGTCCAAGCGGTCGCACTTGATGTGCCGATATCACCCACAGACAGGGGACTAGTTTCAGTAGCAGTTTCTTGATAGTCCCAGTGTGCAACGACAAACTGAGCGTGATCTTCAATTAAACCAGTAATCGCTTCTGCTTCCCAATTTTCTGGATTGAAGTTTTTGAAAAAATCATCCTTTCCTTCAGCGAAATATCTAACACTGAGGAACTTGTGTTTGGGTTCTGCTTTTAAGATTTCGTAAGAATAATTCATTTTTTTACCTATGACCAATATACTGTATGTGTCAAATCGTCTCCATAACTAGAAACACTGTAGTCTTTAGTATATCTTAAACGTAAGTACGACCCTGCTCCAATCGATAAACTGCTGTTGTTGTAACTATAACCACTACCAGACTGACGCCACAACTGTGATCCTCCGTTATAAACATATCCAAAGTCATAGTTTCGTTCACTACTTATTACAGCGTTCACATTAAACGTAGCAGTGCCTCCAGAAACATTAAAATAAATATTTGCCTGAGAATTGTGTGATTTGTTCTGTGAGTATCCTGTCCACTTACTACTGCTTGTTCCTGATCCAGTGTTATACCAACTTGATCTAGACACACTTACAGAAACAGCAGATGCACCATAGAAGTTGCTAAACGAGGATGCCGCACCCGACGATTTTCCTATAAGTCCACGAATATCTGAGTCGTTGATGCTACAAAGTGTACCTGATGATCCCCCAGCTTCAATGTGTATATCGTTGAGACTGATTGTTCCACTACTCTGAAGAGCCACCGATCATCTCCTTCAATTCTTCAATTTGTTCTTGTTGCTCTTTGATTGCTTCAATTAATAGTCCTACCATGTTTCCATACCTCACGACTTTAAATGCTTCGTCGGTATCTAGGTCTTTACTCTCATAAACAAGCTCCGGCAGCACCGCTTCAACTTCTTGTGCAATAACACCACTAGACTTACCCCCATCCTTCTTGTATGTAAATTGCACTCCGTTTAGAGACTTTACTTTATCAAGAGAGTTGGGGATATTAGTTATATTTTCTTTTAGTTTAATATCTGATGGGTCAGAGTAGGCTGTAATATTTCCTTGACATCTTAGGCTGCCGTCATTGGCGAACGCGGCAACATCATCACCGCTCCGTCTTAATCTCAAAACTTCAGTGGAATTAGACCCAGATGCAATATAAAAACGATTTGAATGATACTCAATTTTTCCTTGATTTGATCCAGGATTCCCACTCCAACTCTCATTGCTTTCCTCAAGAAAATATAAACTAGGTGAATATCCATCGTCTGCTCGTATTCTTAATTGCCACTGTCCTGCGTGATTTAAAAATCCTTGGTAATCATTATCAGCATAAAACCAACCCTGCACTGAACCCTCGTATTCAGCACACAGTTTTAACCAGTTAGCGCCCGTACCACCAGCAATCGTCCATCCATCGTCGTTATCAGAATAAAAATGCTGAGTAGTTGCCTGATTGTATAGACCTTTTCCACTATTATAATTGCGGAACCAGCCGTCAGAATAAGATTCGGATGCCCTTACATTTTTACCAGAAGTGTCCCATGTATATCCGTCTAAGTTGTCAGCATTACCTCCATCAGCAGAAGTAATGTATCCAGCACCATTCGTCAATTGATTATTGTTCGTTGGGATAGTAGGTTTGCCAGTTAGATCAGCATAAGCACCAGAGAATAATGTAGGTTTACCTGTTAGGTCGGCATACGCGCCACTGAATGTAGAATACGATCCCAAGTCACTGATCTGTGACTCAGTAATTGAGAGCGCGGCTTGATGACCAGTGACATCAGATTCGGTTACAGTGTACCCTGTGATGTATGATGCACCGTTAGTCAATTCGTTGTTGTTCGTTGGGATAGTAGGTGTACCAGTGAGGTCACTGTATGCACCACTTGATGCAACAGTAGCAAGACCCAGATTGGTCACTGCATTTGTCTTTTGCGCTGAGGTTAAGGACTGATCGTCTACATCAATGCGTAATCGATTACCAAGAGATGTTGCAGTTGTCGTAGAAAAACTAGCATCGTCTCCGAGCGCCGCGGCAAGTTCATTGAGCGTGTTTAAAGTTGAAGGCGCAGAGTCTACTAGATCGCTTGTCCGTGTGCCGATTCTATCATCAATCGCCGCCGCAGTCATAAACTTCGTGTTTACGTCTGAAAAAGAATCTGTACTATGAATAACTGCGGTGTTGGCAAATCCACTTACTTTGAGTCCTTCATCGGCAGAATCTTTGACACCTTTGTTTGTATTTTTTAAGAGTTTTCCTCTGACGTTATCAAAGAAAAACTTTCTGTTTCTACGAGCCATTATTGTGCAACCTCTATCGTCTTGACAATTGCAGTCCATCGAATCGTCTTACTAGCGACACCAGTTACAAACACATTGATTGCATCGTTTGTGTCATCTGCCCTAACATCGACGGACATGTTTACATCATCCTGAGCGACAGCAATTTCGTAAACATCACCTACGTCAGCGACAGTACCAGAGAAGTTGTCTGCACAACCCTTCAAGTGCCACGCACCAGACTCTCCTGTTGCGTCTGTCCTTCTAGAAACAATATTTACTTCATAAAACATTGTTGTGTTTGAGGGTACAGAAATTCTAGTTGAACCTCCTATCAATACTTCTGTCTCAGTGGCATCTGTTGTTGTGCCGTACAGAACATATTGTTTGGTGTAGAAGTCAGTCGCGCCCTGTGTTGTAGTGCCAGTGAGACCAGTGTTTCCCGTAATGTCAATATTACCCGTTCCAGTAATATCGTTTGAGTTTAAATCTAGATCGCCCCCAAGTTGCGGAGTAGTATCACTCACCAAATCTGTTGAGACAGTGGCAAAAGAAAGCGTACCACTGCCATCCGTCTTTAAAAACTGGCCAGCAGAACCGTCTGAAGTGGGATACGTCAATCCCATTGCAGTAAGGGAAATATTGACTGTGAGACTTCTAAAGATTTCGTCGTAATGCAACAGACCCAAATCTGTTGGGGTGAGTCCATTGTTTTCTGTTTCTGCAATGGACCCCAGATCGCCAGTATGACTAAAAGTAGTTAAATCACCAAAATCCTGAGTATCGTTTGCAGAAGCAAATGTAATACTCCCAGCTGAGGAAGAAGATGAACCAAGAGAGACAACCGTACCATCAACCTTTTTAGAATGGATAGTACCATCCGCTAGGTTTATGGCAAGTTCCCCAACAGCTAAATCACTGGCAGTAGGAGCTCCACTTGATTCACTTCTTTTTGGCTTGATGATATTCGTCATTTACTTCTTTTCTTTTTTCTCTTCCGGCTCGGACAACCCAGGCATTTCTGTAGCTGAATCTTGTAGTTTTGCGTTTGCATTCTCCAAGTGAGCTTTGAGAAGTAAATTCTCTTGGGTCAATTCGTTAATTTTGCTGGTCAACTTATTCACATAAAGTTGCAAAAATTCTTCGTCCATAATATTCTCCATATTAAAACGGGGGGACGTATCCCCCCTCAGTAAACTATTTAGTAAGTACCACCATCGATGGTAGCATTAGCAATAGTTTTTGAAGTACCACCAGCCAAGAAAGTACCGACTCTTGTATCTGTGTAGTACAGGTTAGTTGATCCTTCACTGAGATCATCCGTGTCAAAGTTAGAAATACTAGAAACAGTACCAGTTACGTTACCTGTTACATTACCTTCAAGGTTTGCAACAAGAGTACCCACTGTGTATCCAGTTCCACCCGTATTGACGGTAGTGGTCGGAGCTGATTGTAGGTCTTTAAACAACTTCCACTTACCACTGTCAGATGCATCACGGAATAGACCAGAGTACAGGTCTAGCGAACCAGATGTGTCATACAGACCATAGAAACCAAGGTCAACAGAGTCAGAAGCACCGTTACCAGAACCAATTGAGAACAATGGGTCGGTCACTTCCAAGTTTGTTGTGGCAACAGTAGTTGTTGTTCCGTTTACAGTAAGGTTACCAGCGATTGTTACATCATCTGGCAGACCGATAGTGATCTGGTTATTAGAAACCGCAGTTTCGATCTCATTTGTTGTACCAGCGAATGTAAGCGTTTCACCACCAGCAACCGTGTCAGTACTTCCACTGTCAGCGGCAACATCAAAAGAAGTTGCAATAGACTGTGTTGAAACAGCAGTTACAAGACCCTTAGCGTTGACTGTAATAACGGGAACAGCCGTTGTAGAACCGAAAGAACCTACGTTACTGTTTACTGTTGCGAGAGTAGAGGTTCCACTTACTGCTGCTGAACCATCAAAGGCAGCAGAAGTCCATGAGACATCTCCTGTCATACCAACTGTGCGAGCAGTTGCGAGAGCAGTAGCAGTATCAGCATTACCTGTTACGTCACCAGTAATATCACCAGTAACGTCACCTGTTACGTTGCCCGTAAGTGGACCAGTAATACCCGCAAAGGTGACACTAGCGTTCGTAGCAACGTCCTGACCAATACTAATCGCATCAGCGGCAACTGTAACACCAGTACCAGCACCAACATTCAGAGTGACATCACCAGATGTTCCACCACCAGTTAGACCGGAACCAGCGACAACAGACTCAATGTCACCGGCATCGTTTGTAAATGAAATTACACCAGTAGTAGAGTTGTATGAAATATCACCACTAGCAGATATAGCAGCTCTTGCTCTAGCAGTAGTGTGGTAAAGGTTGGTTGAACCTTCAGAGATGTCATCTGTATCGTGGTTACTAACATCACTAACTGTACCAGTGACATTACCAGTTACGTTGCCTGTGAGTGCAGCAGTAATTGTACCAGCAGAGAAGTTACCAGAACCATCTCTCTTTACAATTTTAGATGCGGTGTTAGCATTAGTGGCGCCATCTACCTCATCGGTGTAGTACTTACCACCGATGGTGTGAATAACTGCGTTAGAACCACTATCAACCGACTCCATATATAATTTTGCAGAAGCACCATCATTAGAGGTATCTTGTGCATAAGCCATTTCACCGTTGAGCAAGTCGCTGGTAGCTGGAGCGGCGCTGCCCGTTGACCTTTTAATCTGAATTGTTGTTGACATTTAACTTTCTCCCTAGAGTTTTTATGTTTTTATTTTTTTTAAAATGTTCCACCATCTATAGAATTGACACTTACATTAGCTGAAGACAGGGGAGCGGATTCCCAATTGCCCGAGTCTGAGTCATATACTAACGTATCGCCGTCTGCCAAGTTTTGTAAGTCTACCCCCTGTAGACCATCGATACTTGTAGAGGTCTGTGTCTTTGATGTGTTGGTTACTGCTGTTTTTAATCTAGCAGTAGTACTTGGAGACTGCGTTACTATTCTAGTCCCAGACGAACCCAGTGTTACGTTGACAGCCATTACTTAGTCACCTCCGGTGTTACGGTTACTATACCCTCCAAGATTCTCAGAGTTTCGACCGAACTAGCAATCTCAATGTCATAGACATATCTTCCAGATTTTATATCACTGGTCTGAGCGGCAGTCAATGAAATTGTTATCTCTCCTGTGCCGTCTACTTTTGCTGTTGTAAAATCTGTATAAGTATTAGTATAATAACTTTTTCGCAGTTGTGCGGACACGGTATAATCTGTCAAGACTTTTGCCGTCCCGTCATCGTTGGTCAGAGTTATTGTCAAGGAAAACGTTGTACCCTGATCTATTGTGATATTCTGTACAGTGGCCATTTTCTATCCTTTTTGTTCTTATTATTTATAAGAAAGAGAATATTATGAAAACAGTTGTGACGGTTCTTTATGGTGAAAAGTATAGTGCGGATGACGTACACTATATTTATGATAAAACCAAACAGTACAATCATATATGCATCGTAGATGACGAGAACAGCAAACACCTTAACAAAAATATAAAACAAATCCGAATAGAAGAACCAGAGGGACACTGGGAGAAGATAAAAATATTCAAAAATAATTGGCAAGGGGATTGCCTTTACCTAGACTTAGATGTTATAATACAGGGTAGTCTAGACAAATTGTTCGACCACTGTTCAAAACCAACAATTTGTTATTGTTACTGGAAGGCTCCGTGGGATACCAGTGAGAATAAAATCTACAACAAACCAAAAAAGTATCATTTTGACGATGGTTCTGATGATCTACCTTGGACATATAAGTGGTTGGGATTGTGGAATTCCAGCGTGATGGCATGGAACGGGAATGACGCGAGATATATCTACGACTACTTTGAAGATAACGATCAATATTTTATGACTAAATACTGTGGAGACGATAGATTTTTATACCACGAAAAACTCTTCGACAACACATTTCCCAAGGGATTGATGTACTCGTTTCAAGCCGGAGTAGATTACGACACAGACGTATCCCCAAGAGGATATAAAATAAAACCAGAATATCCAATCGTGATTATGAATGGTCTAACTGCAAAAGATGAGTTGAGAAAAAAATATTATGATGCACTTTCTCTGCATGAAATGGGGAAATAAGTACTCGGCAGAATATGTAAACAATTTACGCAACATGGTTCAACAGAACTATACCAAGCGGCACAAGTTTATATGTTACACCGATGATCCAGATGGTATTGACAAAGGCATAACCATTCGATCAATACCCAGAGTTGACCCACTGCATCCCGACTACTGGTTCGGCAAAGAGAACTACTGTTGGGACAGATCAAAATTTCTAGTACTAAATTCTCACCATTGGTTGCGTACCAAGGGCCCGTTCTGTTATATTGATTTAGATGTTGTCATTCAAAACAACATCGATGACATATTTGAACTCTCTGCAACACCACACATGTTGTATTCAAACTGGGAAAATCCCTCAGTGTTGCATGATAGACGTTTCAAAGACATAAGAGGCACTCTGCATAACTCCAGCGTAATGTTGTGGTGTAACGATGCAGGGGAAAAAATTTACAATGATGTCCTAAAACACAAGGACACGATATTCAAAACCTTCTGGAAGGGAACCGACAATTACTATCCTTGGAGAGAACACCAAGTGGTAGGGGATGGGTACTGGTCTTTCCTTCCCTCGGAGTGGGCGTATTCTTATAATCGCGGCCAACAATACCCAGATGATGTTACTCCGCATCTATACAGGGAAGAACCAAAGTTTTGTATCTTTGAAGCACCAGTTGTACCCAAGAGAACAAAGTTTTTTAAACCGCATGATGTGAAGGACTATAACCTTCTGATACACTGGCACGGCAAGACAGAGTTTGAAAGACTTTGGTTGCCCAAATTTCCTAGTACATTTTTTACCAAAAACAAACACACCGATAAAATATCAGAACTTTTGAAGAACAAAGACTACGATACATTGCAGTCAAAGTTTGAGAAAGACCTGCCCCAATTGAAAGATGATTGGGAAAAGTATTCGAGTAAGTTTGAAACTCTGCGTGAGTGGTTGGGATTTGATTCCGTATCAGATGACTCACTAGAAAAAAACTACATGAATCAAGATGTGGTATCGTCAATCAAAAGTCTGGTTGACCAAAATGATTTACAATCTTTGTCTGAGAAACTAATCAAAGACTTTCCAGAACTAAAAGAATACTTTGCCAAACCCGTGGAAGAAGTCAAAAAACTTGTTCCAGAACTAGAACGTGAAGTCTCAGACATGAAGTTTATCAGGATGATCGAACCTCACCACAAAGGAGTCATCAAGGATTTATTTGAATCTGGTGACATGATATCAATGCACTTGAAATTTTGTGCAGACTTCCCAGAAGACAGACTACTCCAAGAAGGTGACCAATCTCTATATTGGAATAAAGATGCAGATGATATCTATGATTTTTACAAACAAAGATATATCAACAAGATGCAACGAGTAGTATATAAAGAGGCAAAAGATTGTGGGCCAGTGAGATACTTTTGGAACGTCAGCAATCTACAATGTTTTGCTCTTTACAAAAGACTTTGGAAGAATAATACACTTCCTAAAATCAAACACGATGTTATGGAAAACATCAAACAACATGGGTTACAAAGAATATTTTGGGATTCATCGGAGTCGGACATACAGGCATTGTATAAAAAATATTATGTTAATACTCTAAAGGAACTATTCTATAAACAAGACTATGAAAAAGTATTTGAACGTCTGTATAATATCATGCCGAAACAAGAGTTGTTGTCGATTCTAAATCAAGACAATGTATCGGACAACGACACTCTGATAAAATACTTTCAAATGCATGGGGAACAATTCAGTGACCTATATCACGGACTGTATGATGACGGTGCTCCAGATGGAGCTCTGATTCAATTGAGTACAACGCAGAACGACACCGGAGATGAATTCAATGACCTATTTGTAAACGGCAAAGAACACAGCCCGGCATCGATCAAGAATATATTTGACAAATTCAAAGTCAACTGGGTCACGTTTATGTGCGAAACTTCTGACCCCACAAAGTCGCAACACCTAGAGGACATCTGTAAGTACTTCAAAGAAAAAAATGTTACCATCACCGTACAGACATATAACAAAAATTTTATCAAACCAATCTACATTGACAACTTACAATATGTGCCGCAGCCACAGAAAGCAGAATCAGAAAACGGGGTAACAGAGATAATAGCAAGTGACATCCCCGTGAACCTAGAGACTTTGAAAATGTTCAAGAAGTCAGATGAGATAAGACCGATCAAAAGAAAAATGAAAGAGAGAGACCCCGTGTGGTGTGACTCAAGAAAGTCTGGCTACTTCTATGTCAACTCAGCTGGAAATGCGTTTCCCTGCGCCTTTATTTCTAGAGACGTAGAAGAAAATAAACTATTGCCGCACCATCCCCTTGACTATACCTACAATAGACGGTATAATGATCTAAGTAAGTTCTCTGTTGGTGAAGTAATATTCAATCACGACTTTGAAAATATAAGTCAACACCTAAAACGAAAACCGTTAAACATATGCACCAAAAGATGTGGGGGGTGTAAGTGAGAGTAAATTATGTATGTTGTAAGTGGGGAACCAAATACGGTCCACACTTCGTCAACAGATTGAAAGAGATGGCAAAAAGAAATACTCCAGACAAGTTTGAGTTTCACTTTTATTGCTACACCGATAACTCTGAAGGATTTGATGATGATGTTAATGTTATCCCTTTTCCTGACATTCCTGATATTCATCCTAAGTATTGGTTTGGCAGTGAAAATTTTAAGTATGGTATGGCCCGCTGTTGGGATCGTCCTAAAACTTTTGTTTTTAATACCCATAATTTTGCTCCTGATAAGCCTACTGGACGTTTTGTTTTTTTTGACTTGGATGTTATCATTCAACGCGATCTTACACCTGTTATAACATATAACATGGAAAGACCCACCAAGATGAAGTCTTGGTGGCAAGACCCCAGACCAATGGAGACTAGACAATTTAAGTTGGCTCATGGTGCATATACAAACGGATCGTGTCAAGTGTGGTCAGACGATCAGTGTGAGTGTATCTGGGAAGATGTGCTAAAAAATCAAAAGAAGATTTGGTTCACATACACTGACGGAACCGATAACTATCATTCATGGAAGTGGGGTAGATACGGTGAAGACTTGTGGGATCACTTTCCTTCTTGGATGGCATACTCATACAACCGTGGTCGGTCATGGGATGAAGACGATTTGAACGTTGGTATCTACAGACCAAACTGCATCATCTGCGTGTTCAACGTTGATCTGTTGCCCTTTGAGGATAAGAGTAGAGGTCACACGAAACAAGATGAACTTGCTGATCCTAAATTACTGGAGCATTGGCGATGAACATCTATACCGTAAAGTGGGGTGACAAATATAATCACCAACATGTCAACAGTATCTATGAACAGTGTTTGAAATATCTAACATGTGACTTTGATTTTTTCTGTCTAACAGAAGACCCCAAAGGATTGGACCCATCGATTAAGCCTTTGACTCTGCCGGGCGGCAACAAACTACAAAAGTGGTGGAACAAGATGTACCTGTTCGACGACAGCATCGTGACTCAAAAAGGCGAGAAGATGTTTTTTGACATTGACACCATCATCCAAAAAAATGTTGATGTGATAGCTGAGTATGACCCAGAAGATTGTTTGTGTATGGTAAAGACTTGGTGGCACGATCTTGAAACACAATACAAAGACACTAGACACATTCCTCACAAGTTTACGGATTTAAACTCATCCGTGTTGCGTTGGAATGACAGTCTAAATACTAGAGAACTAACCGAATACTTCAACAAGTATAAAGAACAAATACTGTGGTATTATCGTGGTCTTGATAACTTCTTCTACAACAGAAGAGTAATCAAAACAAAACTGTTCCCCCTTGGATGGGTGTATAGTTTCAACCAAGGATTTGTTTTTCCCCACGACATAGAAAAACATACCTACCGAGAACTACCATACATTTGTATATTTGACTCAATGGGAAAAAGTGAAGATGTTAAATTTTAATTTCTTAAATAATTTCAAACACTGGGGCGAGGCCCTAAGTATCATAGAACATAAGATGCCACACAAACTGGCAGACTTCAGACAGTCTTTGTCAGAGAACAACGTGGAATCAAGTGTTTGGTTGGTCGAGGAACTACAAAAGTATCTTGATGAATACTATGCAAAGCCTGGGAGTCTCAGAGTACTGATCCTAAATTCTTGGTTAGGAATGCCTATGGTCCCGTTGATCTGTGAGAACCTAGACGTAGCACAGATTCACATGGTTGACTTGGATGAAGAGTCGATTGAGTTGTCAAAGATTTTTCACAAACACTACGCTCAAGAAAAGTTTGTCAACATTCGACACTGGAATTTGGATATCCCATTTGAGTTTGAAAACCTCAACAAGATTGAAGTAGATGTTGTGATCTGTATTCACACAGAACAAATGTATCCCCTAGAAGAACTAGTTACAAAGAATCCCAATGCAGTATTCGCCATGCAAAACTCTAACGTGGTTGAAGAGATGTATGGTATAAACTGTGTGGGTTCTATTGAAGAGTTAAAAGATCAGATCGGATTGCCTGATGCAGAATTTGAGGGCACCATCAAACAAACTTATCACTCTTGGGACGGAAAAAAAGAATACGATAGGTTTATGATTATCGGCCAGAAGGAAGGATTCTTTTGATTAAACTGTCTGCAATTGATTGGTGAGTATCAATTCCGTAGTGGAATCCTTCTCTGCCAACGTCAACGGAATTTACTTCAAAGTCCTTGTTGAAATCAAATTGATAGACTTGATGCATATTAGAAATATTTTTTAATGCCATCTCATGCAGCAATCTGCGAGATTTATTATATCCAATGTCATTGCAAGACAGAAAAAATTCCGACAGTCCACGCAGATCAAACACCTCTTCATATTTTTGTACATGGGTTGAAATAAGAGGGAGAACCATATCATCCATATGCGGAAGAATTATATAATTTCTTGAATCGAATAACCACTCCCACAATATAAATCTGGGAGAGTATGTGGATAGATACCATAATAGATTTGAAATGTTTATGTCATGCGGCACACCAGGCAAAGACATGTTGTAATAGTCCATACCCAAACCTTTTGCAATAATTGATGGGTAGCACTTATCTTCTGGAACTCCAATACCAAAGGTCTGAGAACCACCTACAACTAAGAAGTGATTTGTTTTATCAAAAGTTTTTGGTGTTCTGTGTCCAGCAAAATTGAAGTCATATGATATTCGGTGACCATAGTGTTCATTGTAGCTAGAAAAATTTGGATTGTCGGATAACAAATATTCGGTGATGCTGTTAGATTCATAACCAACAACCCGTCCATCGTCAACGGTTTTAACTTTTGGCCAGAGTTGATCGCCTTCTTTGTGCATCAAACTCATTCTGCACTAATATCCTCTACCATCATCTCCCACATATTTTTATCTGGAACAACAAATCCAATAGTTTGTCTAGGACTAGTTGACCCCGCGCAGTGCCAATATGGTGTCTCATCTTTACTACCATAATATCCCACCTTAACAGACCATCCAGCTGGGTCTTGGGTGTTTTTGATCTCACCATCTTCTAGGTATCTGAAGAATCCACCACCGTCACTATGAGATAATAGAATATTGTAGCCGGGACAATCCCAATTACAGTGCCACGACATGAATCCGTTTGGTGGATAGTATACATGTACCGCAGTATACTTTGCTCCCAGATAAGAAGATAGGGAAGAACAAAACTCCAGTGACTTTAATCTAGCATCTTCTGGTACATTTGTATTTCTTTGCAAACTGCATGTAATACCAAACTCTGGCGGACCTCTGTGATCTTTGCCTTTTTCTATTACGGTGTCTAGATATTCCTTGGAACAATAGTAATCCATCCCCAAACCGTCCTTGTGGTTTTCTTCGGTTGGGAGTTTAAAATCTTTCTTATTGAACCAAGAAATATAATCGTCAAGAAACTTGTGCAGCTCTTGATTTATTGGTATGCTTCTCATTTAGTGTGACATTTCCTAAGCTGTAGTGAGTGATGATTACATCTTGACCTTCTAACTCTTCTGGCCTTTGCCCCATACAAAAATTCCACCTTGCATCTGGTGATGGAAAATCTCCTATCTTTATGGTATCTTTATGTTTGGTTTTATTTAGTAAGTACCACATGGTAAACGTATCCCAAGGTCTGGCCTTTTCTGGGTACGGACTCATATCGTGATCTCTGTTGATCTGTTTGCAATAGTATTCATACCAATCGTCCATCAACTCAACTATCTGCATATTCTTCCTGTACAGAAAAATGCCACAATGGTAGATCATCTCTTCTTCTTCATTTAGTTGAGTGATCTTTGAATTGTAGGGTCGATTGCGAGTGAAGATTATATCATTGTCTTCAATATAATTAAATATAGTTTGGATGTCTTCACTCTGAACCCATGTGTCGCAGTCTACATAGAGTGTCAGATCATATGGTGTTCTTGATAGAGCCCATAGTTTTGTTCTAGTGTGATTGGGTATGTCCGTGACAATGCGATCAAATATTTCATGATCTTCTTCTTCTACCCATTCTGGTAGAGTAAATAAACAAATATTAGCTTCTGGGTGAAAATCTAGAAGGGACAGGGCAGACTCTTTCGCAGCCAGATAATATTCATATCTGACTGTCGCTACATATAGATATCCGTTCATTCTGACTTATTGAGTTCTTCTTGAATAAGAATAGTCGCGATTGCTTGTACTTCGATGAGTGACTTTGATTTTCTAAGAAGTTTTTTGAATTCTTTGTTGTCAGAGTTTTTGATGTACTCGGACTCAAATGCTTGCAGTTTCATTTCAAACAGAGTTTCTTGTTTCACCCTGTTTACATGAACCTCCTGCATCTCTTCTCTTTTCTTATGTTCTTCGTCAACACCTTCTTTGTGAAGTTTGGTGTTCTCATTCAACACCTCTTCTCCAAACTCTTCCATGATCGCATCAAAGTCTTTGTTGACTAGTCCTTCTTCTGGATTTCCAACGTTGATGTTACAGGGGCGGTAAACGTCACCAATAAGAATCTCACAGAAAACTCTGCGGTTCTCTTTGTTGATCCAGCGGGGGTTGCGATATTTTGGTTGGGGTTCCATGATATTCCTCATACTATAAAAAATACTATGAGTGCATTATAACACTCATCTAGTATATATGTCAAATGGTTAAGCAGTTCTTATAAAGAGTTGTTTCGTTTCCTGAGTAGAACTAGAAGTTTGAATAGTGTTACCGGCATACTCACCGTAGTAAGTTCCTGAGTATGTACCAGCATAGGCACCTTCCAAGAATCCGTTGAATATTCTGTCATAGTATCCAACATAGGAACCAGCGTATTCACCAGAATAATTTTCTGAAACAATGTCTTTAACTTGGTCGGTCATGGTTCCACCCATCTGAGCCCAAGTCCCAGTAGCAGTCGGAGAACCAGTTTGTAGTAAATATGTACCAACACCAGAAGCAATGATTCTGTTTCTGAAAGCAGGAACTAGAGTTTCTACATCAGCGTCTGCCATCTCATCAATGTTACCATCTACATCAGTTTGGAGAAGCATATTGGTATCAGAACCTGCATCCGTTGTCGGCGCAGTTTTTTGCCAAAGATAATAGTTTATGGTAGTGCCATCGGTTTGCGTATCTGGGATAGTATACCGAGCGGTCCACGTTCCACCAGAAGGGGTAGAAGTATCGATTTTATACTGTCCTACTGTGTTAGCAGATTCCGTTGCCATTGCCTGGATAACTTCGTCTAAAATATCGGAATCAATTTCTCCGTCCGTCATTTCATCTACGGATGTGTTTGTCCATCGCAATGGTCTGATTTGACCGGACTCACTCACACTCGCAACGGGTTGATTGAAACGAAATGTAGTTGTAGTGAGAGTGCCAGCTGCGGGGTGAGTTCCCACGGATTCCGTTCTTGCTCTGTCTGAGAAAGTACCAATCTCATCAGAACCAGCAGAACCTCCAGTGACAACATTCAGTTCAGCAGTACCAGACCCATCCGTATCAGTAGCAAACTTTTGGGTAATAACACCAGCGATCTGTTCCCTAATTTGAAGTGCTGTCAGTTCACGAAATCCCTGTAACCCATCAGCGGCTACTGGATAGCTTCCAGCTTCAAGTGTTATTGGACCAGCCATTTCTAACTCCTTAGTTAATCAAAGTGCCACTAGAATTATATACAGCAATACTTCTGTGTTTAATCCAATCAGTAGCATCTTTACATGTCAAAGTAAATGTGGTTTTTGCGGGAAGAGTAACAGCAATGTTTGCAGTACCACCCTCAATAGAATCTGAAGTATTCGGATACAATTCGCAATCGGTCGTTGTGGTATTCGTCACAATGATTGACAACCCCGCCGCGGCGGTAGGCAATTTAACACCCTGCGTAGAACCACCAACAGTAGTAATTATGTTGAAAGTTTCTGTGAGTTCAGTTGCATCAGATTGATTCGTTCCAGCAGAAGATACGTTAGCAGTTACGCCAATTTTCAAGTCGCCCAGAAGTTCAGCAGTACCGTTGATTGTGAAATCTTCTACGTTACTACCACCGGAACCAACCTGACTCCAAGTACCAGTACCCGTAGCAATTAATTCGTAACCATTAGCAGTTACCAGATCGACGGCCGTTGATCCGTCAATAGTCTCTGTTCCTGCGTTACCGTAAACCTTAACAGTGTTACCACTAGTGTTAAAGACGTTTACAAGCAATCCAGCAGTAGCAGCAGGAAGTACAACACCCTGACCAGAAGAAGCAGTCGAGATGATGTTGTAAGTTTTTGTGAGTGCAGTAGCGGTAGCTGCATCAGCACCAGCGGCAGAAACTGCCGCGGCAACACCAAGGGTTAAATTACCCGATGCCGTCAGTGTTCCGAAAGATGCATTATCACCACTCTCATATTTTGCATTATTGAGGTTCGTAAAGTTGGTGTCCACCTCGGTGTTAGTGAGCGGAGACCCCTTCGATGCCCTTAAAGTTATCGTAGCCATTTTAGTCCCTATCTATCATTTTGTTTTAAAGAATTAGTAACTTGTATCAAGAGGTCTTTCATTTCTTGAAATTCTTCTTTCAGACTATTTATATCATCTGACATTTTGGAAATATTTCTTTTCGATATCTGTTGTTTTGCAATACGTTGTTTGTATGCAGCAAGGGCATCATTGTCAACAGACAACAATGCGCCAGAACCTTCATCTCTAGAAAAGTGTTTCCTTGATACTTTATTGTCCATGTCCATTTTATTTATGCACTATCCTGTACACCAGCTTGCAAGGCAATCATTCTCAGTTGTTTTAGTCTTGGTATCACAGAAGTGTTCGATGCAAGTAATACAATCTTACACTGGAAATATTTAAATCCGGTGTGTGTTACAGTTTCTAGTTGAATACTACTGGGGGTGAATGTTGCCCTATCACCAATATACTGCCAAACGCAAGTCCCGTCTGATGCGGTGTCATTGAGAGCAGAACCATCAAGTGCGTGGCCAGGGTTTGTGTTCTCAGACAATGCATTGGTTGTACCAGGCGTTATACATCTGTAGATTCTTTCTACCCCAGCAGTAGTATCGGTATCAGCAACAACAGTATTTACTGGATATGTTTCACTACCCTGATGATCCAATCCAATCTTGATAGTCGGCGCGACCCCATTAAAGTTGGCGCCTGGGTTCAATACATCAAAATCTCCCTGTAGGACTCCACTATTTATGGTTCTGAACACAATATCAGTACTTGTGCCTCCATCAACAAAGACGGTAGCCTCGTCCAAAGAACTATACCCGCTACCCCCATTCAAAACTAGAGCGGTTGGGTTGAGTCTACTGGTGTCATAAAAATACTTACCACCGGACAGTGAAGTCTGAGGTAGTTTATATTCCATATCTACGAATGAGTTGTTGTTTAGAGAACCATTTCGGTTATTTGAACCAAAGACCATCTCAACCCAATTCTTCTCTCTCCTAATATCAATATCGTCGTGAGCGGTTACTCCCCTAAAATATACCTTAACTTCTGATCCAGGCGGAGTAAATTGTCCAACAGACAAATGAATATCTTCTGCTTCTTGTCCGTCTGCCAGTCTAACAATCTTACTAATGAATCTAGCCCTAGCATTACCACCAGCAGCATTCTCTTCATTTGCATAATCGTTGTTCACCAAGTACTCTCTAACTTCAGCAGAAGTTCTAGATGGATTTAATATTGGTGATACTGTCGATACAGCATTACTGAGTTGAACCCTGTGTCGGTAACTCTTTTTCTCCATGATGTTTCCACCTACGGCGAATCCCAATTCTCCACTGAGAGAATATACAGCACATTCTTGATTAGTGGGCATCAACATTGTCGGAATCATCGGCGTGAATGTACTACCTGCTTGGTTGACACCGGACGAATTTGTAACCGCTCGGAAAACTTGAGTATCAGTAGAGTCATAATCCCTGAGCGTCATATTTGTTCTAGTGACATTAATAATCTTTTTGAGACCAGCCTCTTTGATATAGAATGATTTTATCCCAATCTTTCTTTGGAACCACAAATCATCAACTTGAGGTAACAGTGAAGTATCTCCGTTTAGGATTGCAGTGACATCAACTTCTCTTTCAAAGGGTGCGTCTGGGAGAATGAAGTCGTATCTATCCAACACGTTATCCACTTTTTTCATTAACATCTTCTTGGGACGCATATTGACAGTAAATCCAACACCACTACCAGTGGTAGATCCTTGTGCAAAAACAACGTCTGATTGACAAGGCACAGGAAGCAGGGTGCTGAGATCGCCGTTGATAAACTCGAAATTGCCTTGGCCAATACTGTCTACACCGCAAGTGTAAGGCCAATTTCTGTAACTGGCGTTAGAACCATCAGAATATTGGAGTGCTTTAATCGTCAGAACTTCGCCACCGCCACCTACAGTTAGTACCTCAAACTTAATTCCACTCGGTACATTAGTTTTCGTGGAAGAGTCTATATTGATTACATCACCGACACTGTATCCAGTTCCTGCGTTGCCAATCGAGTTCTTGAAACTATACCAAGTTCCTGGCTCGTTCTTGTCAGGTTTGCCACCAATAAAGTCTTTTGCACTTACAAATTCTGCGTGTTCGTTGACGAATTCAACCTCACCAGTTCCAGTGGGGAATGTCCATGCATACATAACAAACTTCAAATCTTCCTGTTGATGTGGAGTCCACGTTCTGTTATTAGCAGATGTGAATAGAATTCCAGAGAAAGCTTCTTCTGCGGTAACTCTATCTGCTGCAGTACCAATTTTAGTCTCACCCAACTTAGAACACCAGATGTCATAATTCGGATCATTATTCTCTGGAATTATAATAAAAGCATATTCTTTGGTTGGATCAAGAACAACTGGTTTTTGGAGACTTTCTTGTGAAAGACCAATTCTAAAGTCAGCAACATTCCCAGTTCTGAACGAGCTTAAATCTGGACCCTTACCAAAGTCAAAGTTCGTAGAAAACTCATCTCTGAAGTCAAAGTTTGTAGCGTTTCCACCAGACAGGTCGGGTGTAGTTTTGATCGCGTTGTAAGGCAGTGTTGATCTGCCAATCACAACATTTGTTGGATAACCAGCTGAATTACACTGTCTGATTTCCATCGTTAGTTTTCTACCAGTACCAGTGTTGATTGGGCTGGTATCAAGATTGGAAATTCCGTCCTTTTCGCCTGGTCTTGATCTGAACCAAACCTTAACTCTAGATAAGAATACTTCTGTCGGTGACTGATCTACCGCGAACGACTGTGCAATAGGATCGCCAAACCTAATTGGCGGGTGGAATACATATACTGGGTTGGTTACATCAATCGTGGTCTCTACGTCTGTGATATCGACACTTATTGTAGCTGCACTATTTTCAACACCAGTTACTGTAGTACCAACAACAGCACTACTCGTACCACCCGTAGTACTACCATACTCTAGTTGATATAACTCGGCAGTCAAACTTACTTCCTGCGTTGTTTGGTGCATACCAAATGCGGAATATTGGTTCTCTGCCATCGTAGTAATAAAGTTGTTTCTATTCGTAGGGTCATCTACAACAAAGATTCTTCTAGTACCAACAGGGAATCTATCGCCTGGCAGATTAAGAGTAAATGCACAATCACCCGCGTCATCGGTCTTAATTACATCGGGGAAATGGACAACACCATCAATCGTTTCTCCCGAATTGAAAGTGCATCCGCTAGAAAGAACTTCTCTAATACTTGTCTGTCTACTAGTGGGCCAAGCCAGACCAATAGAATCATCAAATCCAGGCCCGGCAGAGGTTGATCTGACACGCATTGACTCACAGAATTCTGTTACGTTTACGTCATCAAAGAAACAATACAGTTTAGTTTTGGGTTTCAATCCAGAACATCTGACTCCAATTGCTTTGGCTCGCATGAACGGCAAGAGAGAAACATCTCTTACTACATCACCTATATTAAACTCCAAAGAACCAGCTGATTTAGCAGAAGCAGTTAATAGGTATTCTGTTGTTGACTGCACGATACTTGAAGTTGTGGTTGTAGTATCAAAGGAACCACTAACATCGATGTTACCAGTTGTTGTTGTTGTTTTTTTGCCGTCTTCAA